AAAACTTCTAAAAAAACAAAAACCTCATTTTTTAATGGGAGTTTTTTGTGTCCCTATAACTTCACAAATATAGACACTTAAAAATAAATTAAATTATTTTTCTAAAATAGGGTACTTTGGTACAGTTTTTGTAGTATATAGGTGTAGACAACATCAAAAGGGTGAGGTCATAAACAAAAAAAGGAGAACTGAAATGTTCATAAACTTAATTAAAAAACTAAAGAGTAATAAAGGTAATTCACTTGCTGAATTCGCTGTTGTTACTGCTATGATGGGTGCCTTGGCAACAACTGCCGCTCCTAAATTTGGTGCTGTTGGTGATGGTGCAAAAGCACGTGCAACAATCGCTAACCTTGATAAAATCAAGACAGCGGCTAACAACTTCTACAACGCTAAAGTATCTGAAGAAGGTCGTGGAAGATTTCCAGGACAGATCAAGTATGATGAAAAAGTTGGTGGATTTGATCTACCAGCAAACACACTTACAGATGAAGCTCTGGAAACATATTTAGAAACTATTCTAAATGGTCAAACCGGATATGCATCTACATTAACTGATTATGTGTATGTCTTTTCAACAGCAGTAGGTGATGAAGATGCACTTGCAGGTGATTGGATGAGTTTCGTAGGAACTACACACCAAGTAGATGTTGGATTTGATGAAGATGGTGCAGTTGATTTTAAAAGTAATTTTGGTAATCAAGGTATTTCAAGTCCATTTCAGGATGGTGCTTACATCTATCTTGTAATCCCAGGGTCTGGTAGTGGTTCAGATGCTCAAGCTCCATGTATGATTGTAGCTGATGCTGAGAATCCTTCAGAACTTTTCAAAGTATTAACACCTTAATTTTCACAAGGAGAATGATAATGAGAAATAACAAAGGATTTACCCTTATTGAACTAATAATGGTTACGATTATTTTAGGTATTCTATCTGCCGTTGCTATACCAAGATACATGACAGCAGTTACCAACGCCGAATCTGCTGCAGAAGATGCAGTTATAGGTTCTATACAGGCTGGTTTAGAAATCTTTGCTACAGAACAACTGTTGGATAATGGTCGTAGGTCATGGCCTGATAATCCATTTGATGGTTTGGACACAAAGCCAAGTGGATACACTACAGATATTACGGATGCTGATGTTGATGGTGAGTGGACATTCAATACCACTTCATTACAGATTACACATCAACGTAATGATAATTCACGTGTTGGTTGGCCTTATGCAAAAGGTACACAAACAGGAGATACTGCTGATGTGGGTACTCTTGGTGTAAGAGCCAGTTTATAGGAAAATATTATTATGAATAACTCTGCTGGATTTACTTTAGCGGAATTAGTCGTAACTGTCGTATTAGTGGGGATACTTGCCGCATCAGCTATCCCCACTTTTAACAATGTGATGGTAAAGGCTCAACTCCAAACAAACCTATCTAATATGGAACTTATAAAGAATGCGTTTGTGAGGTATTACTACACAGCTCAAATGAATTTCCCGCCCGTACCAGAAAACGAACTGCTTGATTCGGAATACAAAGATTTAGTTTTGCCTGATGGCAGGACACCTGATGATTTTTTTGATGGTAAAGTTGGTTTACCTTATAACAGTAATGGGAATCCATATACTTATTACCAAGAGAACGATACAAGTTCTACTGGATTTATATCACTTCAAATAATAATAAAAGATATGAATACAGATAGCCCATCGTATGAGGAATATGTAATCGGAGGAATTTAATGAACAGAGGGTATACGCTGATTGAAATGGTGGTAGTTATTCTTATAATCGGCATTATGAGTGCGGTAGCAGTACCGAAATACCAAAGAATAATTGAATTGAAAGAATTAGAAGCTGAAAAGGAATTTACTTCTCAGATATGGGAAGAATTAGAATTATATGCTGAAGAGCAATTAGTAGAAACAGGAGTAGAGAGTTGGCCTATTAACCCACTTTCTGTTTTAGGTCGTACAAGAGGAGTCATCGTTACTTTGGATTTGGGAATACCTGATGAAGATAATGAATGGCAATTTGATGGAACAGATTTATTTCATAGGAGAAGGAACAATGAGATTTGGTATTACAATTACAACGCTAGTAATTTCACTTTGTCTGAACTTCCAGTTAGGTTTTAGTCAAACAAGCTTCGGTGATGGTAAAGGAAACGGACAATTTCAAGGAATCCCTTGTGATGATACAGAGTATAGAGATAATAATGGTTCACCTGCTTGGAAGAATTATGGTGGATGGTTGAGTGAATGTGATTCATTAGTAGATGCATATGAAGATTCTACATTTGCTATTATTCTTGAAAAACGACATAGTAAAAAATTAGAAGAAGATAGAAAAAGACAAGAAGAAATAGACAACATAGATACTGAATTGGATATGGATGCTATGTGGGAAAATACTATATGGGAAGAGATAGTAGAAATAGGCGAAGAAAGAATATATGAAGTAGAGAACATAACAGCAGTTGCTGGTGTTCGTGGTGCAGAAGCAGAAGATGAAGCCTTAGCACTTTTGTATTATAGACGAAGTATGAAAGGATTATCTAAATTAGATTTACAAAAAGCATTAGGTAAGTTAATGATTAAACGGCAGAAGATGTCTGATGATAGTGATACAAAAAAGATAGATAGTTATATTTTACAATTAAAAAGAAAGTTAAAAAACGCTTGACTTTTATAGTTTTTAGTAAATTCCAGTATAAATTGGAAAGGTATATTTAAAATGTTAATAGATGAAACAAAGTTAGAATGGATTTTGATTGCAACAATAGGTGTAATCTTAGCTTTTACATTTAGCAATTTCGGGAATGAGTCTATACGAAAAGAAGTCATAATTGACGAGAGTGCTTACGAAGATTACCCATTGATGGCTTGGGAAGATACACAAAAGAAATGGGATGGAGAACAGGGTGATGTTGTAAAGATTAAATATAGAGTTTTTAATGACGATACATTTATACAAATTGTTAATGATGAAAATGTTGTAGTCCATACCCAACCATTTCAGAGAAGTCCGTGGGAAGATGGTCGATACAGAGATTTTACATATACTTGGATGTTATACTATACAGAAGATTATGGCAATGATATTCCACCTGGAGAATACGAAATACGAGTTTGTTATAAACATTCGAGAAATGTTGATTTAAGTATTCTAATAATAATTTAATCGCAAAAAAAAGGGGAACAAAATTAAAGTTCCCCTTTTTCATTATCCGATAATAGCTATTTACGGAATAAACCCACCAACACCAACAATGCGACTAACCCAGCGAAACCGGATTCGCCAAAATTATTTATGATTGATGTCAGGTTACCAATAACAGTTACGCCAAAGATTCCACTTCCAAACAATACTTCGCTTACAGCTCCGATTGCTATGAAAGAGGCAAGTAGTTGAGCGATATCATCTACCCAACCTTTGACTAACGCGATGACTTCCTTCATTGTTTTCTCCCGTTTGTTATTCTTATCATTTAACAAAAAAGGGATTTTTAACTTCCGTTTTCTGTTGTCAAGAACTTCTCTCGACACTAATAAATATAATATATACGATATTTTGTTTTGCAATATATATGCACCGATTTTTGAGTTACTTAATATTTATTTATGAGTTATAATATCTATTTTTAATACAATACAAGGAAATCAAAATGAGTCAGGATTACGAATTATTTGAGGGTAAATCACTATCATCATTGTTCAAAGATATTTATGATAATTCCAAACACAATAAAACACAACTTGAAATGTTAGTAAAAGAAGTTGCTGGATTTATCAAAGATGGGGATATGGCTATTCAGTTAATCCCTATGATAAAAGAGTATTTGGAAATCAATGTAAAGAATGATGAACAGCTTGTTAAGTTGGCCACAGTAGTTCAGCGATTAATTGCTGCTGAAAACAAAGGTGGCAGTGAATCAGAATTTGGTTTATCAGAGAAAGAAAAGGAACAATTATTAACAAGTATAGATGAAGTAGTTGTAGACATCCAAAAGAAATCAGATAAAATAACAGACGATATACAATCAGTTAAGGAAAATTAATGGCGCATTGGAGTAAGAATTCAGATCCATCGAAGGGTAAAAAACAACCTGGATCTGCACCAGTTTCCCAAGATAAATCAGGAGGACTTCCTACTGCAGCAACTGTTCGTAGAATGGTTAAGGGTCTGATACCAAGTCCAAATGAAAATGAATTTTACGAAATGGAAATGGGAGAAGTTATAGCCGTCCACCTAAAAGAATCTGATCTTCCAGAGTTAAAGGATGGCAGTGGTAAAGATTGGAGTAAACTTGGTTCTGTTACTGTAAGAATGGTTAGTAGTCAATTTGATACTCCACTTACTAATGTGGGTACTGTTAAACCACTATTTCCAAATTCTCACCCACTTCCCGTGAGAGGAGAATATGTAGTTGTCGTATCATTTAATAAACAAAATTTTTATATTAACGTTCTTAATCTATTTGATAATGTAAATAGTAATGTTGGTCCTGGACTTAGTGGCATTAGACCAGAAGATATTAAAGAAGAAGATTTTATTTATGAACATTTTGAAATTGATAATGAAATTAGAAATTTGTGGCCCTACCAAGGTGATAGTATTTTACAAGGTAGATGGGGCAATTCTATAAGATTTGGAAGTAATATTATACCTGATTCACATGAAGATGAAGATGATAAACCGGATTCACCGAATATTCTTATTAGAGCAGGACAATTATTAGATGCTGATAATTTTAATAAAAGTGGAGTTGTACAAAATTTAAAAGAATCTCCAAAGAAACCAGTTGAAGAAGATATAAATGCTGATGGTTCTTCTGTTTGGATGACTACTGATCAATCTGTAAAGTTAAATAGAACAAAATCCAATTCTCAAAAACATCGGTTAATGTCAAAAGTTCACAATGATAAAAATCCTATCGATGGTGGAAAACAGATTGTCATTAATAGTGATAGGATTACATTTAATACAAAAAGAAATGAAATAATGGGTTATTCTGCACTTGGAATTGGATGGGGAACACCTTGGTCATTTACAATTGATGCAGATAGACAATTTTGTGTGTCTACTCCCAGAACCAGATTTTATACTGGAGAATATAGTGTGTTAGTTGGTCCAGATGCTATGAATAGTGTTGTAGGAGGCGGTCATCCAGAAAGTGGAGAGCCTGAACCATTTCCATTAGTTGGTCCAGATGCTGTGAATTCCAATTTAGCTTCAGCATCTGGAATCTCTATTGGGGAAAAGGTTTTAATAGCAAGTGCATGTCCATCTTTTTTAACACTTGATGATAAGGCACATTTACAATCTTGTAAGGGTGCAATATTACATCTTGATGATTGTGCAGGAATGAAAGATAACCAAGGTTCATTTTTACGGATAGGTGGAGAGGCTTTAGGTATAACGGGATATGTAAACGGTAGAGATGATATGGGACAACAACATCTCGTATATGGAGAAGAACTTACAAATTTAATGGATTCTATTTGTAATTCATTTGTAGAATTGGGTGATGTTATATTGAATTTATCAGCTATTCCAACTGGAGCCGGTCCAAGTGGTCCAGTTAGTGGTGGTCCCCCAAATACAATTGCTGTAGAGGCATGGATAGCCGGAGTAGAAACAATAAGAGCTAGACTCTGTGATATGTTAATGAAACCGGACTAATAATGGCATTGGACAAAAATAAACTTAAAACAGCTTTAGTTGATAATTATAGTAAATTAGCACAAGATGGAGAATCAACACAATCAGATTCAGCTGAAGGAATGGCAACAGCAATAATAGATTTTATGAAAGATGCTGAGATAATACCCATTGGTAGTCCAGCATTTACACCAGCTCCCACACCAATACCAGACCCTTCATCTATAGGTTTAAAGTTAAAGGTAAGTGGAGTTGACGCAGCCAAAGCTCCATTGAAGGCAGCGATAGTAGGTAGTTTTAAAGCACAAGATCCGACAATGACACAAATAACAACGGGTATTGTTTCAGCCACAGCTTTAATGTTAAATTTTGGAACACCAGCTCATTCAGCAATAGGAGCGAGTGTAATGGTAGTTCCACCAATTTTTGCACCATCAACCGCAGTTGGTTTTGGTGGTGGTAGTATAGAAGATGTTTGTAATAGTATGGCAACACTTATCTACGCATCCTTTCTTGCAACAATTTTTACTGGAACGGTTATTAAACCACCAGCTGTGATACCAGGAGTAATTAGTAGTACAATAATATAGAATAGGAGTTATTAAAATGAAGAAACAAGAGTTAATAAAAATAATTGAACTTGTAGTTCGTAAAGAAGTGAAAAAACAGGTGAATGAGATATTTATTAAAGAAGAAAATTCATCTTCACTTACCGAATTAGTTTCATCCCCCACAATAGAAAAAGAGCTTGAAGTATCTGTTAGGAATCAGTATAAAACTAAACCTAACAAGGAAGTAAACTATACGACAAACAAAGCTCTTAACAAAGTGTTAAATGAAACTGTTGGTGGAGTTCCACAGGGGGATGGTAGTGGATACCCAACGATGGGTGGTGGAGTTTATGATACCAGCAAGATAAATGATGTACTTGCAGGAGCTACAGGTTTAGGGAATGGTGGTGTATCAAAGGAAATGAAAAGAGAAATTGGAGCAGTAGAATCTATTAAGAAAGCAGGAGTTTCAGTTGACCAAGTTCCAGACCATGTAACAGATGCATTAACAAGAGATTATTCGGCAGTTATGAAAGCAATTGACAAGAAAAAGAATGGGACAAATTTTCGTCCATAATGGAGTAAACAATGGGTAGAGCACGGAGTGTATTAGAATTAGATTTAGATCCAGATGTAACAATTGGTTTAGGATTACCTATGCGATATGATGATGTTAAGGGATTTTTTCCAGGAACTTCAACAACTCTTTCACAGACAGGAAGCAACATTAGAAATTTACTTTTAACAAATAGGGGTGAGCGAGTTGGCCAACCAAACTTTGGTGGTGATTTACTTTTAACTTTATTTGAACCTATGAGTGATCAACTCATTACTTCAGTTGAAGAGAGAATATCGGAAGCAATGGTAGAATGGTTACCGCATGTAACAGTTAATGAATTAATTGTAGAACAAGATGAATCGGAACCAAACCAATTGAACATTAAACTTGAATTTAGTCTGAGTATGAATCCGGAAATTCATGATGCTGTAAGTTTAAGTTTCCTTACTGGTACATAATTTAGTGGAGAAATAAAATGGCGAGAGTCCAAAAAGAAGTTAGATATATAAATAAAGATTTTGGTGCTTTTAGAGAAGGTTTGATAGAGTTTGCAAAATCTTACTATCCGAATACATATAATGATTTTAATGAATCGTCACCTGGTATGATGTTTATTGAAATGACATCTTATGTTGGTGATGTTCTTTCTTATTATGTAGATTCACAATTTAAAGAAATGTTATTGGCTTATGCAGAAGATAGAAAAACTATTTATGAAATGGCTCAGGTATATGGATATAAACCAAAAATAACTCAACCAGCTTTTACAAATATTGATATTTTCCAAACAGTTCCTGCAACTGGAACAGGAAAATCAGTAAGACCAAATATGAACTATGCTTTGACTATTAATGAAGGTGCACAAGTTACTGCAAAAAATGGTACGATATTTAGAACATTAGAAGATTGTAATTTTAAATATTCAAGTTCATATGATCCTTTATCCATTGATGTATATGAGGTAAACCAAACAACTAAAGTTCCTTCATTTTATCTATTACAAAAAAGTGTAAGAGTACAAAGTGGAAATGTTAAATCAGACACATTCACATTTGGTGCAGCTGAATCATATCCAAGAATAAAATTATCTCAACAGAATATTATAGAGATAATTTCAGTAACAGATAGTGATAACAATGTTTGGTACGAAGTTCCTTATTTGGCACAAAATACCACATTCATAGAAGAAGAAAATACAGCAGCAAATGATCCAAGTTTGGTTCAATATAATGATACAGTTCCATATTTGTTAAAATTAAAAAAGACTCCAAGACGCTTTATTACTTATATTTTACAGGATGGTTCAACAGAATTAAGATTTGGTAGTGGTATATCAGATAGTCCAGATGAAGAAATAGTTCCGAATCCAAATTCAGTTGGATCTACTTTACCTGGAAGTCCAAGCAAACTTGATACATATTTTGATCCAGCAAACTTTTTGAAAACAGAAGCATATGGTCAAGCTCCTTCAAATACAACTCTTACTGTTAAATTTTCTTATGGTGGTGGAATTGATGATAATGTGGCAGCTGATTCAATAATAAACGTAACTGATATTGGATTTACACAAGTTACTACTGGTCTTAATGCATCTTTAGTTAGTTCGACTCAAAATTCGGTGGCAGTAACCAATCCATACCCCGCGACGGGAGGAAAGTCTGCAGAAACAACGATTGAAATTAAAAACAATGCCTTAGCATATTTTCAAGCACAGGGTAGGGTTGTAACTAAAGAAGATTATATTATAAGAACATATGCAATGGGGAGTAAATATGGAGCAGTATCAAAGGCATATATTGTTCAAGATGAACAATTAAATATTCCAAGTATGCAAAAAGAGACTTCCGATGGTTCAAATATTTTTATTGATGAAAGAAATTTAGATCAACTAAAAACTAAAGATATACAATCATCTATTAAAAGACTTCCGAATCCAATGGCATTAAATTTATATACACTTGGGTATACTGAAGATAAAAAACTTACCCAACTTAATGTTGCAGTCAAAGAGAATCTAAAAACTTACCTAAGTCAATACAGATTAGTAACAGATGCAATTAACATTAAAAATGCATGGATTATTAATATTGGAGTTAAATTTGGTTTTATATCACGGAGGGGATTTAATAAAAGTGAAGTAACATTAAGATGTATAGTAAAAATTAAAGAATTTTTTAATATCGATAGGTGGCAAATTAACCAACCAATTGTTATCGCCGAATTGGCAGCAGTAATTTCAAATGTTGAAGGTGTGGGAGCAGTAGTTGCACCAACAGAAAATAATCCACAAAACCATCCTGTATTAATTAGTAATAAATGGCAAGCCGCAGATGGTTATTCTGGAAATGTATATGATATAAATTATGCGACCAAGGACGGGACTATTTATCCTTCTTTGGATCCATCTATATTTGAATTAAAATATCCTGATATAGATATAGAAGGAAGATCAATTGGTGATTCCGCCGGTGTGATTTTTTAAAGGGAGAGTGTAGATGCATTATTTTGAATTTCCAAGCAAAGATAGTACCTTATATGAAGTAAGTTCGAGTATGAATACAAGTCTTGATGAAATACTTGAAGTTAGAAAAGATATGAATGCGGATGGGTCGGTGGTATATACATCTCGGATACTTATAAAGTTTGATTTGTCTTATATTTCTGAATCTGTAGCTTCGGGGTTAATTACATCTGGATCAAACACAAAATTTTATTTAAATTTATATGATGCCAATTCAACTGATTTAAATATATCACAAACTTTATATGGATATCCAGTTAGTCAGTCTTGGTCAAATGGATCAGGAAAACGCGATTCAAATCCAGTAATATCAGATGGTGTAGGTTGGAAATGGAAAGATGATTCTACAACAAGAACACAATGGAATGCAGTTTCACAATCTGGTGGAACTTGGTATAGTGGAAGTGGATATGAAGCTTCACAATCTTTTACACATGAATCAAGAGATTTAAGAATGGACGTAACTGATATTACTTGGAAATGGTTACATAGTACAGTTCCAAACGAGGGATTTATGTTAAAGAGAAGTGGTAGTATTGGTAATACGGATTCAAACTCTGACGAGGGAAATACTACAAGGTTGGGGCATTTTAGTTTCTTTTCAGTAAACACACATACGGTATATCCACCGAAATTAGAAGTTGTTTGGGACGATTCAAAGTGGACAACCGGTTCTCTATCAGCACTTTCTTCAGCCAATTTAGAAGATATGAATTTTTATATGAGAGGATTTCGAGCAAAATATAAAGAAAATTCAAAAGTAAAATTTAGAGTAGTTGGTAGAGAGATGTTTCCCGAAAGAACTTATTCTTCTACTCAATATTCTACTGGATATAATACGGTAAAATATCTACCGAGTGGAAGTACATATTATCAGATTAAAGATGCTTATACAGAAGATGTTATTGTACCATTTGGAAGTGGCTCAAAGGTAAGTTGTGATTCGACAGGAAACTATTTCAATTTTTGGATGAACGGATTACAATCAGAAAGATTTTATAGAATAAACTATAAAGTTGTGAGTGGCAGTGGAACTGTTGATGAAACTATTCAATATTTTGATGAGAAACATTCATTCAAGGTAGTGAGATAAAAAATGCCATATACACTTGAAGAATTAAAAAAAAATGAATTCTGGTTAAAACTTCATGAACAAGATAGGGTTGATTATCAAAAAAAACTTGAACAGGCTGAAACATTTGGAGATATAAGTGAAATTGTAGACGATGAAGGTAATGTTATTCAGGTAAATAAAACTACACCGATGAGAAATTCTGTTAATACATTTTTAGCATTTGAAGATCCAGATACGGGGTTGAATTATGAACGACCAGATCAATATGTATCGGTTAATAAAAAATCTTATATGTATCACGGTGGAGAAATCCGTGATAAAGTTTTAGATAGAGAGATAAAGGAACTTATTTAAAATGGCACAACAACATACTAAATTAAGTGATAAAGATTTTAAGCTTCTGAAAAAAGAAGGGGTGTCGGTTTTGGGAGAAAATGGTCCTTTACATCCTACATTTGGTAATGATGTACAAGATTTTGTAAAGTTCCATGTATATGATTTAAATGATACATATTTAAAATCTGGTATAAGTGAAGATTTTAATAACGCTGACGATACTATACAATTAAAACCAGGTAATGATTTAAGAAAAGTGGGGTTTACCCGTGGTGATTATAAAGTTAAGTATTTCTTTTACAGGAGAATGGCGGGAGCAGATGAAGCTGTTCTAACCAAAACAGGAGGTGAGATTCATAGTGGTAATCCCCAACTTACTGGATTACCAATGGGTGAATTTTATGTAGGGGAAGATGGTAAGGTATTTCAAGGAGAAAAACCACCTGTAAATGGTCAACCGAGTGAACTTGATATAAAGGAATATAAATTTTTTATTGATGAAGTATCAGCAGATAGGAAAGAAGTAAGACTTGCCCCACAGATGATTAATTTAGATAAATATAGAGATGAATTTAGTAGTTTATCAGATGAATACGGAATTTATACTTCAATAAAGGAAATTAGTTTTGGTTCGGTGGGTGGTGGATTACAAGGATTGGGGAAATTTAATGGAATAAATAATACTGGATTTCAAATAGATAATAAGGCAAATGGAGATCCTGGATTTAAACACAAATATGTAGGTGGAACTCTTGAAGTTGAAAATGCATTCATCGTAGGATACACCGAGCATACAAGTACAAATAAAAATGATGATTGGTCATTGGAAGATCCAATCCCCGAGGCGGATTTACGAGCTTATGTGATAGGACCCCCTGAATGGACCGAATGGTTAGGTACTAATGTAATATATAGTGTTAGTAATAAAATTGGATCTGCTCTCGCACCACAGGATGCAGTTCCGAATATATATGACCCTGAAGATTATGTAAATTTATTTGGAGATTTATTGGCAGCGTGGAATGAGATGTCAAATAACGATACTACAAATGCTACTGGATGGTGGGCCCACATTCATCAAGTTACGGATAAAGCATCGTTTGGAGAAAAACATTGGGATGAAAATGGAAAAAATGAATCTGGTAGACGAAAAAGATTATATAGTCATAGAAATGGTGTGAAATATTATTGGGATTTTGGATGTGGTCATACAGAGATTACTGATATTCCAGTTGCAACACATACATATGACGTAGGCCCAGCTGATATTAACCACTTTACTCCTTCAGTAACAATAATGACTCCAAATTTTACTTATACTCCAGATACTTTATTGGATAGACAAGATAGAACACTCAACAAAGTAACGGTAGGGACAATTCCAATACCAACTCACGCCCAAGATCCAACACCAGACAGTCCTTTTGATGGTCGTTTGGTAAAAAATGATGGTGGTACAATTTGGTATATACAGAGTGGACATAAACGGTACGTTGGGAATTGGGATATTGTTTGGCCCTTATCAGTAATAACAGGTCAGTATGTGCAGGAACAAACTGTATATAATGCAGTATCTGATGCGTATGAAACCAATGCTGCATATGTAAATTTTGGATTGCCTATAGTTGCAGAAATTTCTGATGCTATTCCAGATGGTCCTGATATAACTCTTACTGGACAAAATGGAATAACTAACCCAAATACATTAGATTTACCCATAATTGATGGATCATTTGATGACTAATAAACGAATAATATATTGGGGTGGTAATAAAAACACAATAATACCACGAATGGGTGCCTGTGGTGAAGGTGTGGATGTAGATCCAGCAAGTGGTGCTGGTAACGGTGGTGGTGCACAGAGTCCTGCAGCATCAGCATCAGCTCCAGACGCCCCAAGTTTATTTGATAAACTCAAAGGGTTATTACCAGGATTACTACTCGGAGCATTGGTACTTGGTACAATCGCGGGTGTCGCTTTTATGTTAAAGAAGAAACGTGATGTCGGTGGTGGTGCCGGAAGTGGACTCGGTGGTGGACTCGGTGGTGGACTCGGTGGTGGTGCCGGAGGAGGTGCTGGAAGTGGA